AATAATAATATCCCCTTTGGCTATTTTTGCCCCATCGTTCCAAGCGTTAATTATCCCACCCGGATTGCATCTAATGCCTTGATGGGGCGTGTAGTCGGTTGGGTCGTTATGATCGACCATAAACAACCACTCAATTTCTAGGGGCTTCTGGGCTAAAGAAAGCCACATCCATCGCCTCTGCCAAGCAACTTGTGGCCTACCCCTCGTGGCGTGAACAATGCTGATCTTGGGGGCTGGTCGCATCTTCTTAATCTTTTCAGCTTCGGCAGTTTCTCCAACGCACACCGATGCCGTCTCGTACAAGTCCATCGCTTGCCAGTTGTAGATCGCCTCGACAAGATTCCAGTAGTGGGCTTTGGGGCGATGCAGGGTCATACAAGACCTAATAGCTCCATAAGTCTTAATCCAGTTGCCCTTACCAGACCAATGATTTGCAATATAGAAATAAGCCTCTCGTCTATCGGGTTGTAGGGCTACGGCTTGCCCAAGATAAGAAAGCCTCTCGTTTTCTGGTGCAACTCTCCCCAAGTTGCAAAGCACATCGTAGCGGAGCGTATCCTCTAGCTCTGGGAAGGCCAACGCTCGCATACTTGAATCAATGCACTTTTCAATCTGACCAGATAGAAAATACTCTTGGGCTTGGTAGTAAAGGGAGTTGGCGGCTGGGGCAAGCGTATCGGCCAAGATATTGAAATTCCTCTCTGCACTCCTTGGCTTGTATCCGTGGGGCTTATGGATTCGGAAAATCTTATCTACGCCAATTGTCTTGTTTGGCTCTTTAGTTACAAGCATTTCGTGGACTCGGTTCTTCCAAACACAAGTGCCTTTCTTGGAGATTTCTTCTCGGAGAGGGATGAGGCCAGCATTGTCTACATTGTATTTTAACGCCACTAGATGAGCGTCTTTTTGAATGGCAAGGTCAATAGCCTCCTCTACAACCTTCGCCCCATCCTCGGCCATTACATCGTCACAATCTACCCATAAGCACCATTCGCTTGAGCAAGCCTCAAGAGCCGTGTTCCTAGCCGTGGCAAAATCGTCTATATGATTCCAATCAGTTCTTTTATTCTGGTAGTGAACGATCTTCGCTCCAAACCCACTCGCAATTTCCTCGGTCTTGTCGGGTGTAGCTGACCCCCTAGAAATACAAACAACCATTTCTTTTGCGATTGGGGCAAACGACTTGAGGCAACGCTCAATGTATTCTTCTTCATTACCAGCGATTAGATAGAGTGATATTTCGTGCTTCATATAGGATTTCAGTAGGATTTCTGGTTTTTAATTATGGCAATCCAAGCCCATCACCAAGAGTGGTTTTGTAAATCGATCTGATGCTTTCCATATTAGTTGTAGATATTGCAGTTGATACCATTGAAAATGCGTATGTGTTTCCAGAGTTACCAGACCCAAAGATATAGAAATTAGTTCCAAATGGATTTATTGATGGCAAATTGCCAGACCCAGAGAGTGTCGAGTTTGTCGAGGAATTTAATTTCACATACCCGGTATCTGTTGCTGGTGCGGTAAGTCCAGTCCTAGAAGAACCAAAAAATTGAAAGCCAGAAGCACTAAAAGACAAAGAACCGAATCCTCTATCTCCGCTTCCACCAGTTAAATATGTTTGAGCTTGAGCCAAAAAATTAAATTGTCTTGAAAGTCCTATATAATTATCGCCAGTTTGATTAGTGCCACCACCTTTCAGAACTCCAAAATTTATTGTTCCAGTAGCTGAATTTGAGGCGACAAGAACAGACCCATATCCATTGTTTGCTATAACTAAAGTCGCTAGAGAATTATTTAGAAGCGTTCCCATTCCAGAAAATGAAACGCCAGTAGTACCCCAAGATGGACTAGCACTTAATGTTGCATCATAAGTCCCCAACCCACCCAAGCTATATGCAGTCGTTCCAGTTCCAGCATTTTGAGTAGAGCGAAGAGGCCAAGAAACAATGCTATTGTAAAGCCCCAAATCCTTCACGCCCAACACAAAAGCATTGATTTGTGCTTTAGCTGTGGCATCGGTAACGCCAGCCCTTGCGAAGTATGTAACGGCATCTGTATCATATCCAGCTATTCTTGATAGCCCGCCAATCCGAATGCCACCCTTAATCATCATAAGGATTTACCTTACCGACTTTTAGTCACCGATACCAAGAACAATTCCGCTATGAATAGAGAATGCTGTGCAAGTGCCAGCAAGATAAATCCCTGCGTTGATGGTAGAGGCAGAGGCCGCAGTAGCATTAGCAAGGCCAGAAAAGCCAGTTACAGTTGAAGAAATGCTAGAAAACTTTGTATCTGAAACAATATAAATGCCAGCAAAACCAGCCGATGCACTAATGGCTGTTCCAGTAGTTGTTACATATTGTGTGCCGGGTCTGGCGGCGTGGGAAACTTGATCGTAGTAAGGTTCGGAATTTGTAAGGTCTGCCATAGTTTTATTATATCAATGTCAAAAAGAAAAAGGAGGAGCAAGGTTTCCCCTGCTCCCCCTTCTTCGGGAGGAAACAACCAACCAATCTTTAGCTGTAGGTCGTGGTGATACGGACGGCGGCGTTCGCATCAATGACTTTCTCGGCTGTGTTCATACGAACACGGAGAACATTTGAGCGACGAGCCTCGTCACGATAGCTCTCGGAGACGAAACCACCGGGAGCGTCATCAGACCAGACCAAGGTGCGTCCCAATCCACCAGCGGTGAACTGACCACTAGCAACATTGGCAACAACAATCTTGGTGTCTGGAACAATGAACGAGCCAGAGTAGCTCTTGTTCTTGTTCGCTGTGTTGTAAGCCGCACGACCGATGTAGACTTTATCCACACCGAAAGCGGTTGCAATCTGACTCTCATCGAGGAGACGGCCACCAGTATTCGATACAACTCCGTAGAATTGATTTTGCAATAGGGTGGTACGACGAACTCTCTCGTACACATTGGCAGACATAATCACCGCATTAGCCTCGTAACCCAGCTTGTTGAGAGCCAATTTGCCAGCCGCAACGTCCGCAGGGGCGTTAATGGTTGCCAAGTTAGCTTCGGTGTAGTTAGCCGTAGGGCTTAAGTCAGCCGTGGTAAAGGGGGTCGTTGTTGCCCAGAGCAAGTCAGACACCCGCTTTTCGTGGGAGAGCTTAACCTGACGGAGCAAGAACTTCGCTGTTTCTGCCTCGATCGCAAAGAAGCGTGACGCATCCGAACGGAAAGAGTCGTCTAACAATTCTTCTAGGCCGGTCTCTTGGCAATCGTAGGTATCAGAAGTGAATTTCCGAATCGCACGAGCGTATTCAGCCCCAGCGTTCCGCTTGGCCGCATCAGCGTTCAAGAGGTCAGCATCGGCTGTCTGCACTTTTAGGTAAACACCACTCTTTGCCGATACTGGCAAGAGAGGCATAATGTCTGCACCGATCATACCGATCTGTGCGGGGGCTTCAATCAACGCTTGGTTGATGTCTGCACGAATGGTCGTGCCACCAGAAATAAAGCTCATTTTATATTATATTCTTTCTTTGTTTGTTGTTACTATTGTTTAGAACAATGGAACTGCAATTTCGATAACCGCCGAGGTTGCCGTGGCCGCCTCAAGAGCGATTCCAGCAGTCGAGGTGTTGGCCGCAAGCGTGGTTACTTGACCAGCCGCATCGAAGAACACCGTGTTGCCAACTGCCACAGTACCAGAAACTGTTGCGAAGAAGGTTGGGTGAAGCATCTTGACGGTCACGAAGCCACCAGCGGGAGCATCTTCTTGAGTTACTCCGATGGTTTTGTTAGCACCAGAAACAGAAACATTCACGAAACCCGCCGTGGTGGTGTCGGGGGTAACGAACCGATAAGCCGAAACAGCAGAGGCCGTTCCGAATGTACGGAAAACATTATCAACATGAGTAGACATTTTAGTTTATCCTTTTGTTAGATTTTGATAATGCCACGGCTTTTTGCCTCGGCATATTCAGTTGGGTTTGATAGCATCACGGCTTGCATAGCCTTGAGCTTTGAAGTGGAGTAGTCGCTATGGGCGGCTACGAGTTCTTCAAAAGTTTTGGGTTCAACCTTTGCAGGGGCTTCAACAACTGGTGAAGCAGAGATGGGTTTAATGCCGAACTCGGTGAGAACTGCTTTGAGTTTCTCGGCCATCTGCGTGTCATCCTTCTTCACCTTATCTTCGGGGGAAGGAACATCAGCAACTGGCACACCTTCAGCTTTATCTTCAGCTTGGTCTGCGGCTTCGTCTGCGGGTTTCATAGCGGCTTCGAGAGCCGCTAGGCGAGCTTTAAGCTCGCTCAATTCGTCCATATATTTCTTATCCATATTTTTATTCTCCTTGTTGTCAAGTATTGGGTCGTGTTCCACAACGGCTTGTGTATCGGCAGGGATGCTCACGCCTCCCGCATTATATGCCAATTTTGATTCTGCCTTTACGCAAGAACCAGATTCGTATGCTGGAACTCCCTTTGCTGGTTTGTAACCTTCCCAGCATCGGAATTTTGTCCCAACTGCGAAAACAAGCATCTCAACATCTTTGCTCTGAAAGTCTCTAAACTTCTCGTTACTTGCAGGGCTAGAA